AAGAACTTATTTAGAAGGCATGGCGAATTATGGAATTCACACTACTGTACTTTCTAAAGATAAAGAACAACCAGACGGCAGTATAAAACAAATGACTGTACATGCTATCCATTTAGACTCAAATCCGTACTATTGGGTAAAGACACAAAAACCAGCAAGTATTAAATTACCTAAGTTGGTTATAAATCCAACTTTTGATAAAATAATGAAGCTCTTAAAGGGCGAATAATAAAAAGGAGGCTATTAATTATGGCTAGAAAAATTAAAGTAGATTTTACAGGGGTAGAAAGTTTTATTAAGTGTGAAGAGGGACAACACGTAGCAGTATTAAAATCAATCGAGGAAAAATCATCATCAAATGGTAATGAAATGTTATCAGCAGTATTTGAGGTAGCTGTAGGCGAAAGTAGAGGAGCTAAAATTTATGATAATTTTGTACTAACTCAAAAATCTTTATGGAAACTTAAATCTTATCTAGATGCTATAGGAATAAAATCTGAAGGTAAATTGCAAATTGATATTGATAATCTTGTTGGTAAACGATGCATAATTCAAGTAATTCATGAAGATTATAACGGTCAAACAAAATCAAGAATTGACGCATACAAAAAATTAGCACAAGCTAAGACCGAAGAACCAAAGGAAGAGGAAATAGACGAATCAGAAGAGGAAGAAGTAATGCCAGCACCTAAAAAAGTTGAACCAAAAAAGAAGGAAGAACCTAAGAAAAAACCTGCTCCAAAGCTTGTTGAGACTAAAGAAGAAATTGACGAGGACGACGATTGGGGAAATGATGACGAATGGGAAGAAGATTAAATTCTTCCCTTTTCACTCACTAATTATAGGGGGAAATTATGTCTATTAGAAATAAATGTGCTAATAATATCAATAATTCTAAGAATACAAGAATGGATATACAACGATCTTTAGAGATTTTAGATATTAGAAAAGATGAGTTAATGCACATCAATAGATATCTAAGAACTGGAGATGTTATAAAAGAATTAGCTACTAAGTTGGGTAGACCACTGAAAATCCTAGATATTGGATGTGGTGAAATTTATGTAGCCCGTACTTTTTATAAGAGCTTTATAACTAAGAAATCCGACTATTTTTCTGAATATGTTGGAGTTGATATAGATGATAAAAATCTTTATAAAGTTAGAGAAAAGTATAAGAATGTTATTGATATCATGAATATAACTTTATTATGTGCAGATTTAACTACCACAGAACTGCATTTTGATGACCAGTATTTTGATTTAATATGCTGTTTTGAAGTAGCAGAGCATATACATCCAAGATTCTTTAGGGGTTTATTAAAACAACTTAATAGGGTACTATCTACGGATGGTATAATATTATTTAGTACACCAAATGCAGACGGATCAAATAAAAAATTACCAGTAGATCATATTTATGAATATCCATATGATGAACTCAAAATGAAATTATCTAAGTTCTTTCATATAAAAAGTGAAACTGGGATGTGCATTAATTTAAAAAATGTTAAAGAAATACCAAAACAATTTCAAGGTTTTAGTAAGTTATTTACTTCTATAGCTATGGCACCATTATCAGATACACGAATATGTAAAAATATATTATGGGAACTAATTAAAAGGGGGTATTAGTGTGCTTATAATATTAGAAGGATGTGACGGTACAGGTAAAAGCACTATTGCAAAAAATTTAGCTAATATATTAGATGCAAGAATAATACACTGTACTAAAGAAACACCAAATGACTTTGATTTTTTTAGAGAAATTATTATTAATGCACAAGATACAAATATAATAGCTGATAGATTTTGTTATGGTCAATTTGTATATCAAAATATTGAAGAACGTAATTTATCTGAATTTGAATTGGAAGTGTTAGAATGTCTAATGCTAAGAGGAAATGTTAAATTAATTCATGTAAAAGCACCTATAGACGTTATTGAGAAAAGATTAGCGGAAAGAAATGAAATAACTGAATTAAAAGTTAAATATATAGTAGAAAAATTCAATTTAATATTTAGAAGTTCATTATTACCTCTCAATGTATGGTGGACTGGTGACGAAAGGAGAATCAAAAAATGTCGATACCTGGTATGACTGCAATTGCTAAAAATGCTACTGAAGCATGGGAGATATGGTATAATAAATTATTAGAAATGCACAAGGAAGGGTTTATTCAACCCTCGAGGGTAGGAAATGTTGTTGGTGAAATATTAAATGCTGTAACAGTTATTTTTGATCCTACACAAGGTATTGTAGAATCTCCATTACGTAATATGCCCATGCGGTATGCCCTAGGGGAATTAATATGGTATTTATCTAGTAGTAACAAATTAGCAGATATAAGAAAATACTCTAAGTTTTGGGATAATATTAGTGATGATGGTAAAACTCTTAATTCAGCATATGGTTATAGAATATCAAAACAATTTGGTTTTGATCAATGGGAACATTGCAAAAAACTGTTAAAAAATGATCCATATTCTAGACAAGCGGTAATCCATATAAAAGATGCAAGTAATAAACCAACGAAAGATACGCCTTGTACAGTAGCATTACAATTTCAGATAAGAGATGATGACTTATATTTAACTACTTATATGAGAAGTAATGACATATGGTTAGGATTTCCTTTTGACATATTTGCTTTTACAGCCTTACAAGTAAAAATGGCTATGGAATTAGATAGGAATATTGGAAATTATACGCATATTGCTGGGTCGTTACACTTATATGAAAAGGATGTGAAGAATAAATGAATCTACAAAAAATTCAAATAAAAATATTGCGGGATGGTAAAGAAAATTGGGTACATTTTTGTTATGTACCCTTAGATATTAAAGACAAATTTGATAAGATAGTAAATCATGATAATCGTAAATCTTACTCAGATTGGATAATTAATTGGGTTAAACTGGATTATAATATCATAATTGAGACTTGGGGAGATTTAGACTATGCTAAGATGATGATAAAGAAAGATTATAAGAAGTTATACCCTGAAGTATTTTTGGATAATCCTACAGATAATCAGGGATGGACTCGTGTCTGGTTTACTAATCATATTAAAAAGGAGTTAGAAAAGTATGGATAATATATATGAACAATATATGGATAAAGTTCACGTTAAATTTAATAGCGCATCATTACGAAGGAAATTAAATCATCATGATATTAAAACTCTTCCTAAAATAGTAGCCGTAGATTTCGACGGTACTTTAGTAGAAGACGAATTTCCAGATATTGGTGAACGGAACCACGCTTTATTTGAAAAGATGATGGATTATAAAAGAAAAGGCTGGAAAATAATATTATGGACATGTCGACAAGGTGATGTACTTAATCATGCTGTAGCTTATTGTTATTCTAAAGGTTTAATATTTGATGCAGTTAATGAAAATATAAAAGAAGTTCAGGAATTATTTGGATATGATACTAGAAAGATATATGCAAATATATACATTGATGATAAAGCTGTATTTCCAACACAGCCCGATCATTGGAAAAAAGGATGGTAGTATATATGTGACATTATAATAAGTTCAGAAATAATAGGCACTTTATACAAAATATTCACATAATGGAGGAAAATATGATAATACTAAATTTTGAAAAGTGGTGTACTAAAAAAGTATTAAAGACTCTTAATAAGAAGCAAATAACCACAGTATATCAAAGAGGCTATTTAGAAATAGAATTTCGTAAAAAGATTAGATACTTTTGGACACCTATTATAAGGAGGATAAAATATGAATGATATCTTAGGATTTATAGACGAATATTTAGATAATAATCAAGAATTAAGAATTAGTAAAAGTCAACCAAATACAACATACACTACTTTTAGATTATCAGATTATACGTATAACTCAGTATTAAGTATTGAAGCAGAAATTGATACTGATAGTGACACTTTACATTTAGTTGCTTTATTAAATAGAATGAAAAAGAAATTAAAAAGATATGCTTAAGGAGGTTAAAATTATGCCGTTAGAATCTACCATAGTCAGTAATATTCTTAAATATTTGAATTATGAAGTTGATAGCTGCATAGCTGAAAAAGTCCATGGTAATACCTTCCAAGTAGGTAGACCAGATATAAATGGCTGCTGGAAAGGACAATGTTTTAAGATAGAAGTTAAGACACCAGACCATGGAAATAAACCAACAAAATTACAGGAACTTAATCTAGAAAAATGGGCAAAAAATGGGGCTTTATGCTTTATAGCTTATTCATTAAATGATGTAAAGTGTGTCATAAATAATGAAGAAAATTTTTATTATGAAAGTTTTAAAGGTAAATTATTTCCGATAACTATAACCGAAGAAGATATATCTAAAATTAAAAATAATTCAGATAAATGTAAAACATTAATAAAGTTATTAAAAGGTTTTATAAAATATAAGGAGATGGAAGATAAATAAAAATATGAATTAATCTAAAAATAGGCTCCTTAAGGAGAAATTAAAATGAAATTTTATACAAAACCTTGGAAACATCAAATTGAAGCTTTAAAATATCTTATATCTCGTAAATATGGGGCTTTATATACTGATATGGGCAGCGGTAAAACTAAAATTATGATAGATCTTATAGTAAATAAAGACTTCAAGAAAACTATCATAGTATGTCCTAAAAAAGTATGCCGTGTTTGGTTAACTGAATTTAGTAAACATGCTCCACACGCAGAATTTGATATACAGGATCTTTCAAAAATTGCAGGTAATAACAAAGTTAACCATATTATTAAAAATAGACAGAACAAGAAATTTGGATATGAAGTTCTCATTGTAAATTACGAATCAATTTGGCGTGACCCTTTAAAAAGTTTTTTGCTTAACAAATATCACGCTGATTGTATAATTTGTGATGAATCACATCGCATAAAAAGTCCTGGCTCAAAATGTTCAAAATTTTTGCATCTAATCGGTAAAAAGACTGAGTATAAATATTTAATGACAGGCACACCATTAGCACAATCACCGTTAGATATTTATGCTCAGTATCGATTTTTAGATCCTGAAATATTTGGCACAAATTTTAATAATTTTAAATATCAGTATTCAAACTGGATACAAATAAAAGGAGAACAGTATTCTATAATCGATAAGAGAAATCCATATAAGAATCTTGATGAGCTACATAGAAAAATGTTTTCATGCGCATTTAAAATAGATTCAGAAATAGAACTTCCAGAAACACAAGATATCATTATTGAATATGATATACCAAAAGAATCAGATCAATTTTATCAGGAAATTAAAAAAGAAGGTTGTTTGATATTAGATAATGGTATCGTAGAGACTTCAAATGTAGTGTCAATAGTAACTAAGTTACAACAAATTATGAGTGGATATTTACCCATAGAAACTAAAGAAGGAAAGACCACACAGGAAATTGATACAGCTAGACAAGATGTATTATATGAACTTATAGAAAACATTCCACCAGAAGAACCTATCATAATATTTGCTAAATATACTAAGGATATTAAGGATATTCATGAAGTGGCTAAAAAACTTAATAGAGGTAGTTCAGAAATATCAGGTAAAGTAGATACTTTAGATAATTGGTTAGAAGATAAAACCAAAATATTAGCAATACAAATACGTGCAGGAGCAGAAGGATTAAATTTAACTAAAGCTAAATATTGTATTTACTATACTTTAACATACTCTTTAGAAAAATATCAACAAAGTAGAAAACGTGTACATCGTCCAGGACAGACTAGACCTGTCGTATATTATACAATTATAGGTAAAATAAAAAAAGGGTCATCTATTGATGACCAAATTTTTACAAGTTTACAAAATAATGAGAATTTAATAAGTAAAATAATGAGGAATAAGGATTTATAATTATTCCTTATCTTTATTTAATTGTACTTTTACTTGATTTAAACCAACACATGCTCCACCTACTAATATACCTTGTATAACAGATGAAGTAGAAAAACCAAGCAAA